TTATTTAATCATTGAGAGAAGAATACGAATGCACCATCCGGCGAACCAGATAGAGCCAACCAACACAAATCCGATAAGCCACATTTGACCCAGCAGAACAGGGTCCATAAGTGAAATGTCGAAAGGTTCGGGAACTGGTATTTGAGACCAATACCCAGAACAAAGCGGTGCACCGTCGATGGCGACTGTTACATCACCTTCAGTACACCTGAGAACGGCAGCACTCATGGACGACGAACCCAGCAGGTCAAAGCATGGATGGAGATAAAGCCACCAACGCTAATAGCGAGGATTTCAACGCCAACGAGCGAAAGCATCAGGAGGCCTTACGCTCAAGCAGTTTTGCAGAGCGATAATCAGGCAGGAACTGGGCTTTCATGTCCTTGACCTCGGCGTTAACAGGCACCTCAAAGAGGGTACCGGTGGATAATTCAGATTCGGAGTAGTGCTCGACAGCCTGAGGATGCTTGTAACCAGGAAGGACGACGTAAGCCACATAGATAAAATATGGGATGGTCGCCTTGGTGTTTTTATCGACGCGAGTACCGGACTTTTTCAGCCCGTCGATTTCCATGCGGAAAGTGATCATCTGTAAGTTCCCGTTGTGATGTAAGATTGTGTTGAAGTGACGGGAATAGGAAAACACAAAAACACAAAAACACAAAAAGTTTTTTTGTGGAAGGGGTGAAAATTGAAGGAGAAGGCCAAGACGGTTGGTCTAGAGGCCTCGGTACATAAGGAGCTTAAGCTGCTTTGCGCCGAGCGCGGCTGGACTATGACTCAGGCGATCAGCCACATGATGAAGGTGTTAGACGATCACGAAGGAGAGGGGCATGCACAAGGAAATGATGACGTTGATTCAAAAGGCCAGAGCCAAGGGATTGACCGAGGGTGATCTGGTGAAGCTGGTGAAGGCTGAGCGGGGCGCCTATCGTGTAGAGCAATTGCAGGAAGCCATCAGTATCGCCAACGGCGGCACGCTCCAGCAGATGTGCACGAATGCCATTGCCTCGAACGTGTTTCCACTGGTCGACAGTGAGGGTATCAAACAGATCAGCAAACTCGGTTGATTCCTCGGCTAATTCCTCGTCAGTTTTATCAGCCAGACCGCATAGGGCTTTCAGACCGGCAGACCAATACAACTGGCGCGCTCTGAGAGCCTTTGTTGTGTCCACGAATTCGATATATTTCTGGCGATCGCCATCAGCCTGACGCACCAGGAACTCATGCGGATGGACGCCCGCAGCGCGACCTTTTTTGCTGGTGGACAATGCGAGCTCAGATTCGACACCCCAGGCGCGCGAGGCATCCTGCTTGGCCAGATAATCAGAGCAGTCCACCTGCCAGCGCACGTCAACCGAATGGGCGCGGAACGCTTTGACTTTGACCTGATCGGCGGGGTCTAGCAAACCTGCTGCAATGCAACACATCTCCCAGCGATCAACCAATGACGACACCAGGGAACCATGCATGTGAACCGGCACCGGGGCGTAAAGAACCCATAATTCATGCGTGTGCGGGTGCCAGCCGTTTGAACCGTTAGTGATTTCCAGGGAGCGGACCAAGCCATGCAGGCCAAAGGAGCGCTTGAACTTCATCCAGGCTTTGCCAGAACGCAGTTTTTTGAACGCTTCACGCTGGGCGAGGAGCAATTCCTTTAGAGACTGAATGCGGGTATGCGGGAAAGTGAAAGTGACCATAATCATGGAGCGCTTGGTGGCATCCACCCAGCCGGTCAGCTGTTCCAGCTCGGTGCGCCTACGCTGCTGAATCTTGGAGGCGCACACGGGGCAGGACCAGACAGAGCCGCAGGTTACCAAGGAGCCATAATGCGCGGCGTTGTGAGCGGCATCACGGAACACATAGACCGCCTGGCCCAGGGTGGCCCATTTGCAATCATGAGTTCGATAAACATCACCCGGATATTTCACGTCTGAGCGCTTAGTTTCAGGCGCAGAACCAAGCCATTGCCGGGCTTGCATAAGGGCCTCAAACCGCTGGCGACGCTTCCGATTCTCACTGGGGGGTGAAGAGGATTTCGCAGTAGTACCAAGGGGCCGCTGAGCGGCCCGTTCTGGCGTTACGTGCTGGGGTGCTATATCATCCATTTACGGCCCCTCCGACGGGCCTGAAAGGCCCTCCCGGTTAGCCGCCAAGCATATAGGGGAGGGCCTTTTTTTTGTCTGTCAAAATACTATCACAAAAACACAATCATCCAGACAGAATTACCGGTCGCTCCGCGAGAACGGCCGAAAGACGGCTGTGGTAGTGCTGGAGACGTACAAGGCCTATCGGGCTGGACAAAGGTATGCCGGAACAGAAAGGCATCCTGATCGACATTGTGGGGCTGCTGGGCGCTAGCAGGGTTAACAGTGGCGCGGTGGGAGTTTTGAGGAGCTGATAGCGAGTAGTTCGCGAAAAAGCCCCTGAGTGGCTGTGAGGCCGTCACGGGCTTTTTCATGAGCGGTACTCAGTGGAAAGACCAGCAGCAGAGAGACGGTCGGTTAACACCTGGATAGCCTTGAACGCTTTGGTGCGCTCGTCCAGGGTTAATGAAAGTTCGCGAGTGCAGGCAGCAAGATCTGACTGGCACTTGTTCAGAAGATCGCCCATGGAAATTAGCGCATTGGCATAATCATTGATCTGTTCGATGTGATTGTGCCGGCAATCGGTAACGTTACTTTTCTTAAGAGATTGCCTATCGCGATAGGCTTTCTGCTTCTCGGCGGGGGTCATGGGAGCATCGCCCAGGGAAGGACGGCCACGCCGTTTGATTGGAAGATCCTTCGTTACCTGCTCGTGCGGGTCTTTGGCCATGATCAAACTCTCCGTCCTTTTACGCGCATATGCTGGACGAAAAAATCAAGGCTGACGGTTTTGATCGACTGATGATCATATTGAGCCTGGGCACGGTCGTTAAGATAAGAATTGGCCTCGCCCCTGGTGGGAAATTCAGCCCAAAGGACCCATCTAGGTGACTTTGTAGTTCCGTTATTGTACTGGACTTGATAGATCATTTGGCTTCTCCCTGTTAGATAGGTCTATTATAGTAACGTTACTTAATAATGTATATAGGTAACGTTACTTAATTTGACCGTTCGTCGGATCTTGTCTAGCGGCATGTATTATAAATTTGGGGGTGGCTGCGGGTTAGTGACCGGAGCCATAGAACTGGTTCTGTGGGTCGCTCCGCTTGCCACAGAACCAGTTCTCTGGAAGGTTTCAAGTGGCTTGGATGCCCATTGAGTAAATTCACCACCACCAGTCCAAGGGGTTGCTATCTCACCGTCCACCAAGCACTTATAACTGTAACCATCTGGCAATAGCTCACAATCGGACATTAGTAGGCGACGAAGGCCCGCCATGTGAGAGGCCAAGACAACAAAGTCTTTACGGAATACATCCGATTCTGTACCCGATGAAATGTAGCCAGAGACCCGCCAGAGTGCAGACAGAGCCGGGCCTTGTGGGCGTGATGGCTGGGACTTGGTTTGAACTGTTGGAGGCTGGTCAGCGGTGTACTGCTGCGGGCCTGGGTTGGTAATCTCCATCGAAAATGAAGGCTCTGGCTCGTCATCAGGTATAGCACCAAAGCCGCCAGTGATAGTGCTATAAGCAAAATAGAGAGCAAGCGGGATGCCAACAACAGGGCCAATAATGCAAAACCACATGAATTTCGAGCGCCAGATATTGTTGCGCTTATCTGCCCTGGACTCATCGCCAACATTGCCCGTCAGGCTTTTGGTTGATGACAGATACCACTTGTAATACTGCTCGTCGTACTTATCAAATTCGCTGCGATTCAGCTTCGACTTAGGCGGGTTCTGGCCAGTGACAGCGCCCTGATAGATATCAACGCGGAAACGGTCATTGGCACCGACCGCATCAAGCTTGGTGGTCCGATAGGTGACTGATACCAGATCCCGAGCGAAAGCGGCGATCTGGGACAGATCCTGACTGACCAAAATAACGCGGGTAGTCTGGCCAAACTCATTGACGTTGTGGCCATGCTCAGCAAGGAATTCCTTGTCCTTAAAGTTGGCGTTATTGGCCTTAAGGCCTGAAGGCCATCGCCGCCAGAGTTCATCCAGCACGACAACAGCACCGGCGGGGAAACTATCGGCCAAATCCAGATCAGTGAACCAATTGGCGGCAAGCTGGTGAATCTGGCCGGGGTACGTCTCGTGCGCCAATGGCGTCAGCGGAATATTCGTGTAAATCTGCCGGCCTTCCTTGAGTGAAGGCAGGATAACGTTTTTGACTACGCTGTAGCTTTTGCCACTGCGAGGAAGACCGGTGTAAGCGTCAATTGCCATAGGTCACCCAATGATTGGAATGCGGCGGATTATGAAGCGAATGCCATAGGCAGACAGCATCAAGCCAATCCCGGTGCCAACGTGAAGGATATCGGCGAAGTACAGGATGTTGCTGGGGATGCCACTAATACCGCTGTTGATTGCTGATATGGATTCGCTGCAGGTCTGGGCACAAAGAGTGTCCATGACATAAACGAATAGCTCGGCCAGGCCCTCCATGAGTGAGGCAAAAATTGTCTTGGGCCACCACATGAGAAAGTCATAAAGCCAAGTGGCGAAATCCTGAAACAGTCCCTTTATGTACGAAAGCATGTAACCCCCTTATGCGGAAAGAATGACGCGAACGGCGAGGAAGCCCCAGAAAAACAGGAACAGGCCAGACAGCGGACCAAGGATGCTAGGTGCCATATCGCAGAAGATGCCAAAATCAAGCGTCCCGAGGATCGAAGTTGACGCGGTAGGAAGGCTACAGGAGCCGCCAGAGGGCCAGCTAACAGAGCTTGCCGCCTGTAGGATCTGGGCATCACCGAGAGTATCGGCAAATGATTTTAGGCTGTCGCCAAAACTTGGGGCCTCGTCCAGTTCTGGTCCTTCAAAAGCGGTTGCGCAGTCCTCCAGGCAATCATCAATGCCGGTGCCATTGCCATCGGGATTACCACCATCGGCACAAGCAGGACCTGCACAAGACCCAGTACTGTCAATGACATTACCAGCAGCATCCTTGGTAACTGTCGATGTGTTGGTGGTCGTGGTGGTTTGGCATTTTGCGCCTTCGCATTTGGTGACCTGTGCAACATCCTTTTTAACTTCGGTAGTGGTGCCGTTCGGGTTATCGGTCTTAGTCACTGTAGTGGCAATTTCAATGCCGTTTTTTGATGGCTGGGAGCCGACGCAGGTAGCCAC